GAGATGAAACAGCAGAAAGAATATCTGGTACTCCATAGAATGTGTTAAGTGGAGAGTATTGCTTTAGATGCAGAATCTCATTTGGACGTGGATCAGCAGTTAGTGGATTTATATTAGTTGCACCAAAGTTTCTAAAGTAAACTAATTTATTTCCAATAATTTGAACATAGCCATCACGCAGACGACGAACACGAACTGTGGTAGCAGGAATATGTCCAACATAGCCAATCTCACCAGTTACAGTACGACCAATTTCTAGGAAGCCATTTCCAGTAGCCTGCACATCTGTATAAAATTTTTCCATTGTTTGTTGGAATGTGTCTTCATCATTTAGTGATTCTAACCAGTCACGAACTTCTAGTTTCATTCTTTCAATGCGACGGCGAGCACGATCTACCTGCTCATCATCGTCATTCATTTCAAATCGCAACATAGTGCGATCTGTAAGGTCAAACTTATATCCAAGACCAACAACATTTTCTACCTTAGCATCAATAGCAGCATGATTAGCAAATGAAGTATCATAATAACTTGCTAGTTCATATAGGTTATACGGTGGTGTGATTACATCAAATAGGCCATAACCATTTTGATATACTGTGCCAGGATTAATCTGTTTTGACTGTGCGCCTTCTTTGCCAGACTGAAAAGCATTTGCATCATTAAGATACTGTAAGTTTGGCTCGATGGCTGGATATCTTGGGTTGTATGTATCAAGTGGAAGGCTATACTTTGTAACGCTGCGGCTAGTGCGGCGCTTGAAGTTAGTATCCATTCCAGTCAAGTCTTTGAGTTGATCCCAAGACTTTAAGAATGGGTCATTAGTAAGAAACGGATTTGAGTCCGTAACTTCTGTATTTAGACTTGCTTGAATATAATCGTAATCAGCCATTTTCGTAAATATCTCTTCCGTGTGTATTTAATGTTTGTTGTGCAGCATGAATAGCACCAAGATCATTTAGAGAAGGAATCATTCCTTGCTTAAACCTATCCAACTGCTCACTATGCTCTTCTTCTGAAATTCTAGTTAGACCTGCTACAAATACCGCCTCGCCATCGCCCTCATCTCCATAATGCATGGCTGCCTGCTTTAACTTGGCTATTTGACTAATATCTCCACGAAGTGATGGAATATTTAGAATACTTCCATTTCCGTCTGTAAACCATTTCCCATTAGCCTTCTTATAAACATAAAGGCCCCAGTTATAGTCTTTCTCAATTACCTTACGACGGACATTTCCCACAATAGGCTTGCCAGTTTTTTGGTTTATTAATGGATTATTGGTTTTACTCATAACCATAAGTATAGCAGATTATACTGGTGTTGCGACGTTGGTTGACCAAATAACCTCTGAATATACAGATAAATTGTTAGGTTCAATACTTAATCCCTCGTCGTCATCAATAATTATCTTATTAGTACCTAAATATGTCTTATACACATCTTCTGGGCTTACTCCATATAGGTCAGATGATGAAATAATTAATACCCCGTCCCATGTAAAACTATTAAACCAGTAATTCCAGTCGTAATTTGTTATACCGTCGCTTTCTACACGCAGCCAAGGGCGGGTAAGGCTACTCTGAACCTGCTGTAAATTATTTGCCTGATAATAAGCAATATTATTAAATACCACAGGACCATTAAGATTAATACCACCAAGATAGAGGTCAAAGTTAAGGGCAGATGCAAATGCTATACCAAGAACTCCCCATTCTTTTATTGTCATAACTGGCTCTCTTACAAGAGAACCATTCCAGTAATACGCTAAACCGTTAAAGGCTGCGCCAGTTGCTACGCTTTTTGCAAAAATTCTTGCTCTAGATCCATCTCCATCTAATGCTTCAATGAAAAACTTAATTGTGTCGCCCTTATACTCAACCTCAAATAACTCTGTTTCTACTAGTGGGAATTTATCTAAATCATATCTCATCCACATTTGCATTGCGCTAACACGATAGTTATTAGCAACTGTGCTATTAATTGGAATTGCAATACCACGGCTAACCTGTGGATCATATGCGCCACGAATTTCTACGCCAGATGTTCTATTTAGATAAAGATATGGAGTGCTTCCTTTATAGATACTGAATGGATTTTTAGCCTTGTAGTCATAATAAAAACCAGCACGGGTGTATGGATACATTTGCAAACCAAATCTAGTACCAACTGGGTTAAACGAGTTATCATTAAATGCCTGTGATGCTAGTTCAAGTCTACGCAAGGTAATTGGCTTTGTTAAAATACCACGAATATTAAATTCTAAGTGATAGACTATTGCTAACTCATTAAAGTCAGCAGACTTGTTTGGATATATAAGCGTATTATCTACTACCTCAAACTTTGTAACATTCCAATTATTATATTCTGAAATGTCAATTATGCCGCCCTCTTTTGGTGGCTCAATATGAGTAAAATATGATTGTGGGGCATTAGCGCCTGTAGAAACATACTGGAAAGTTAAATAACTTCTAATAGATGCTTCTGTTGTGTCATATTCGTAAAATTTAATTGATTTAGATTCCATGTCTTCATAGTTGTTCCAACCAGTAAATAGGTAGTTGTCTAGATCTGCATATGTTCTCTGTAAAGGGTGCCCATATTCTTGTTCTAGTTCCCCGTATGTCCATGAAGAAGTTTCTTCTATTTCTAAATATTCTGAAGGTCGTGGGTAGCCAATATTAAACTGTAAGAAATCAAGATCATAATATGTACCGCCAGTTTCACTGGTTACAAACTGTGCAAAATATGAAAGTGGTAGATAGTCTTCCCAGTATCCAGCAACTCCAATATCAAGATAATATGTATCATAGGCTTCTGTTGGTAACAAAGTATAACTTGCTGTATGTGCAAGAAGTGCTAGAGCATTTGCAGACTCAGCGGATCCTGTAGCAAGATAACTGTCAAGAATTGCAGTTCCATTAGTCTCAAAATGATCTGTAATTTCGTTTGCATTGTATGTAGAAGAAAGACCTACAGAATAAATCTTGCCTGTAAACTGATGAGTGCCTGTTTCATCTCCACCAACATACATCTTTAGGCCATTTTGATTTCCAAAGAATGCTGCCACATTGCCACCAAAATAACTTGAGATAGTCGGTATCTGAATACCTGCAGCATACTTTTCATCTTCAACAATAATGCCTGTTGTATATATTTCTTCTTCTACGCCATTGAATGTAAGGTAGTAATGAATTTCATCTAGATCTTTACGAACACTAAAAGAATTTCCTGTAAGCGGATTATAAATCTTAAATAATGTTTCTTCTGTTGCTAGATCATCTGAAGAAAAGACACCGTAGATAGCCTGAATACCCGTGTTAATAATATTAAATCTTGGGAAGTTAAAGTATGCATCTACTGCTGCCCAGGAAGTATTTGGTCTAAATGTTATAAACGTATCATCATTTGGATCTTGTATTGCTTGGTTATCATCATACAGTTCTTTCAATGTTTTTGTACCCAAACTTATTTCAGGTAGCGCATATGCTGGTGTTGTTACAGAAGACTCTGTTGTTACTAGATTATCAAATGTGCCTTGATCCCATCTAGCAAAGTCTGGGTAGTTATAGTTAGCGGTATAGTCAGCAAAAGTATAATCTATAAATGCCTGTGTTCCGCCATAAGCAGAGTTAATTGATTCTGGAGAAACAACGCCCTGTCCATAAACCCATCTACGTTTTGCAACATTAATTGCTACAGAGTATGGATAAATAGCAATACAGTCAAGTTCTATGGGTGTTACATTGTCATAAGAATAAAATCCTAGCCAGTCTTGATTATTACCGAAACCATCCACTGCTGCTGGTAAAACTAAACTATCTGTTTGAATATTTAGAGCAATTACCTCGTCTCCATTAATTAAAACAGTGGCAGAGTTTCTAATTACTCTAACATGAACTAGCATAGGCCTAAACCATTCACCAACAAAGTGGGAAGCAAATTTATCTCCAATTACAAGTGTTAAAAATCCACCCTCAATATATAACCCATCCGTAGAAGCAATTGGACCAAAGATTCTTTTTGGAGTAAATGTATTTGAATTTGCTCGCATCCAAAACTCAACTGTATATTCTTTATATTGTCCATCTTGATTTAAAAATCCTTTGCCAGGAACAATCAAAGAAGGCTCGTTACCATTTGGTCTTAATCTCGTAATATTTGATCCACCGTAGACCATGGGCAACGCAGTGTTTCTTGCTTTAAGACTATTGTCATCAACAAGATAATATCCATTTTGACCACCAAGACCATAAGGGTCTGCTGGAACACAAAGCGTAGTTGTTAACGGAATATCTGAAGGCAAACTAACTGGAGTAATACCTAAAGACTGTGTATTAAAATCTTCTGACCATTGCCCCAATGAAATACCATTTACATAAAATCCATAATCTGATGTAGATCCACCACTTGCATATTGAAATTTTATTACCATTCTAAGGTTTGTATCTTCATCTGGAATATTGAAAGTTCCAGATACAAAACTCCAGGCTTGGAATACGGAAGTATTAAAAGTTTCTAGTTTTTCTACTATCTGTGAAGAAGTGGTATCTGTATATTGGTATCCAATTGATACTGCTGTTAAATATGGACTATCTGAGTAAAAATAACCGCCAACACAAAATGTTTTCATATCAGCACTTAAATTTGTAAAGTTAATAATATTAGGACTTACACAAGATACTGTCTCTGAACTACCCGCTGGAACATCTCCATCAATAAAAGAAGTTACACTATCTGGAAAAGGTTCATTGGATATATTAGAAGTTGTTGCAGTAGCATTAGTTACTGTCCAGCCAGAAATATCTCTATCTGTCTCATCAATAAGACTTATATAGTCTACAGTATCGTCTAACGACCAGAGAATCGTAGGGTGCTCTGCAAATATCTTTTCTGCATATAAATTTGATGGGACGGTCATATTTCTCCTTATCCCAATTATATCAGTTAAGATATTTTAATCATGCAAGTATCTGTAGTGCAGTATGCTTCGCCTTCAGCCTCTAGATTATCTACCCCGTCATAAATAGCAGACCAATTAATCTTCTTAATCTGTCCAATATATGCGTTATATTCGTCTTTTGTAATTTGAGTATATGGCTGTTGAGGATATGTCTTATTGCCCATTGGCAAGAAGGATACCGCCTTCAACTGACCCTCATACATATGAAGTGCTGGAGCGATATGCTCTGTCTCTTTTTCCTTATCAAATGAAAGAGTGACGGAAACACCATTGTCTGACCAGTACTTTTGCGTTGTAGCAGCAAGACCAATCTTTTCAAATAATGTTACATCCTTCTCAGAACGGGGGTGTCCTGAATGAACTGGGAAATATACAACAGTTGTATTTGCAGATACTAGATCTGCTTCCATCTTATACCCTGCTGCTTTAAATAAACTAATCATTGGATCTTGATTACCAAAACGAATTGCACGAAGGAAGAAGTTGCCTCCTGGACCCCAATGAACTCCTGGTGTAGCGCCAGAAAGCAGTGATACTGAGCCTGATGGCTTAACAGTGGTTACACGAATTGATTCACGAACACATAGCCACTCAGAATACGAGTGATCGTATTTACGAATTGTCTTATATCCTTCATCCATCCACTCACGAACCGCTGGCAAACCTTTTTGATCTGCAAATGATGCAATACCAGTAAGCGATGTTCCAATACGACGATTACGCTGCATAATGCCATTTGTAATCTGCCAATGTGTTGGGACAAGGGTAACTGTCTTTCCATACAAATATGCAAACTTCAAAGTACGCAAGAAATCTTCTTTAGACTCATGACGATTTAGGTGAACCTCAACAAGTGTACAAAGTTCATAAGATTCTAGTGGCTGTTCTGCACATGGATTAAAACCCATTACACGATAATCTTTTCCATCTGCAGGATCTGCAAGGCGACCAAAGTTACGAGCAACATCAAGCCAAATAAATCCTGGCTCTCCGTTATCTGCAATTAAATCTACATAATCTTCATACTTAGTTCCTACAGCAGCAGCAATAGAGTTATTACTCATCCATGCCCATCCAGGATTTTCTGGATCAAATGAATTTCTGTCAGGGAATACTTCTGCGTTCTTTAAATTAATAAAGTCTTTATCTTCTGGAGCGCCAAGTGCAAGGGTGGCAGAACGACGAACATTTCCAGCAACCACGCAGGTTCCAATAAGATTAACAATATCTACAATTGCACGAGAGTCAAGAGTTTCTCCTGGTCTGTCTCCAATGACAATACGCAAAGTATCATGTAGTTTAATTAATGGGGCTGGGCCAGAAGCCGTACCACCAAAACCTTTAATTGGTGCACCCAATGGTCTAATCAAAGAATAATCAAAATTGATTTTAGCCTGACCTTGTTTCAAATAAGAATTAAGTAGTAATCTTACAGACTCTACCCATCCTTCTCTTGTATCAGGAATTACATATGTTATTTCTTCTTTGGTATTGGCATATATTTCCATACCCTTTTCTTGTCCAAGGGTGTCAAAGCCTACTCCTACCCCAAGCATCAGAGCATCCATAACCCAGCCAAAAAGGGCGCCAGGATCGTTTCTATCAATGTCCCTAGTAGATACCATGGCACAGTTCTGCAAGGCTGCTGAATTACGTCTCTCCATCGTCATTGGGGTACCAAAAGCCCATAGCCCACGTCCTGGAGGAGTCCACTTCAAGTTAAACATACGGTCATAGGCTTCCTGAGCAGACTTCTGAGCCTTATTGTCATTCCATGGCAAACGATTTTCTTTAGCATGATTTTTCTGTACTGAATACATGCCTTCAATTACACGCTTACAAACCTCATGCCAGCGTTCTTTTGTACCGTCTTCTTTGACTCGTGAATATGTACGGATAAAGGTAATCTCGCCTAAAGAATTGCCACCTGCGTCGGTAAAGCCAAAAGGAGGCTCAATATCCTTATATTTATTAACAAATTCATCCAATAGTCTAAAAGAAAATACGTCTGACATTTAATTTACAAACCTCTCACTAAAAATAATATTAGAACTTTACAAATCGTAAAGTACTCCCAAGTATAGCACAAAGTTTTATTTAAAAACAAATTGTTTTATAACGATTTTATAAACTTTAACTATAAAGTTAAGGTTGAGTACTTTTGTTTTTGCAAAGTACTATTGTTTACTAATTAAGCAGACTTTCCATTCTTAAGATCTCCCCATGTTAGAGAGGCTGGAATGAATCCTTGTAAAGCAACTGTACCTGTTGCATCAGGAAGTGTGATTGTTCTATCTGCCGTTGGATTTGTCACAGTTATTGTAGTTTCAAATTCATCAGCAACTGAGCCTTCAAAAACAATGCTTGAATCTGTGATAGACAAACCACTAATTAGAGGACTTGTCAAAGTCTTATTTGTAAATGTTTCAGAACCAGCGAGGGTAGCAAAGTCAGCATCAGTTAATGCTGTATTAAACTGAGCAATACTTCCTGATACTGTGTTATTTCCAAGAGCAATTGTCTTATTTGTCAATGTTTGTGCAGTGCTAAGATCAACTGTTGTTCCAGTGTTAATACTAAAAGTATTACCTGTTAGAGTTAGTCCAGTACCCGCCAAATATGTGCCAGCACCAGAGAACTGAGTAAATACGATAGGATCTGTTCCTAGAGTGGTAACTGTTGCTGTTTGTACCCACCCAGTATTATCGTTTACTGTACCGCCAGAAACGAATACGAAATCGCCTGGATCAATTTCTGCTGCTGTATTATAGTCCGCTGCACGAGCAAGGTCTCCATTAATTACAACATAAATACCATTTTCTGATGTTGTGCTCTGATTCTTAAGAAGAACACGATCATTTATAGAAAGTGAAACGCCATCTAATGTTGCTGGGGCAGTTGGTAAAGCAACATTGCTAGTTGAAGCGGCAACTACGGAAGCGTGAACATGCAATCCTTCTGCTACTCCATCAACATAAGCCTTTGTAGCAGCATCTGATGCATTTGTAGGGGTGCCAAGTCCAGTAACTTTATACGTTGCTGCTGATAAATCTGCAGAAAGTGCTGTTCCAGATCCGAGTGTTTTATTTGTAAGAGTTTGAGAACTTGATGTTGTAGCAATTGTAGAGTCAACAGCAATTGTTACTGCAGCGGATCCATCATAAGAAGTTCCTGAAAGACCTGTGCTAATTGTTAAAGCATTTGGATTTACAGCAGTAACAGTAGCAGATCCACCTAGTGAAATTGAACTACCATTTACTGTAATTGAAGAATTAGTTAGTGATGTATTAGCAATGTTTGTTAGTGTATTGCTTGTTCCAGATATTGTTTTATTAGTTAAAGTTTCTGCACCATTTATAGTAGCAAAATCTGCGTCTGTGAGTGCTGAGTTAAATTCTGCAAGTGTTCCAGATACTGTGTTTGATCCAAGGGCTATTGTCTTATTGCTAAGAGTAAGAGTATTATTTGTGGTAGCAACAACTGTAGTATCAACATTAAGAGTTACGGTACCACTTGTGCCTCCTCCTGTTAAACCTGTACCCGCTGTAACTCCTTCAATATCTCCAGCAATAGAGATGCTTCCACCAAGAGCAACTGGTGTACCATTAATTGTAATTCCAGAGTTAGAAAGTTTATCATTAGCAATAGAACCAGCGAGCATAGCATTTGTGACTGTTCCAGTGTCTCCACTGGTAATCATATTTCCAGTAACATTTGGAACTGTAATTGTTGCGTCTTGTGTAGGCTCTACTACAGTAATTGTGGTTTGATAAGAATTTGTTGTTGCACCCTCAAAAATTACA